ACTTCCTGCTCGACGAAGGTGTGGCCAAGAAGGTGCTCATCATCGCTCCGCTGTCCACGGTGAAAGTCGTGTGGGGTCGTGAGCTCAAGCACCACCTGCCGCACCGCTCGTTTGTGATCTGCACAGGTACGAAGCAAAAGCGACTCGACCTGCTGGCTACGCCCGGGGTGCAGTACGTCATCATCAACCATGACGGATTCACCAACATGGCTGCAGAGCTCAAGGACTTCGACGTGGTGATCTACGACGAGGCGACAGCGCTCAAGTCACCGAGCTCACAGCGGTACAAGATATTCGCCAAGTGGATGACCAAGAACCAGCCATGGCTGTGGATGCTGACGGGCACGCCCATCTCGCAGACACCTGCTGACGCATGGACACTGGCACGCCTTGTGGATTCGCCGCAGTGCCCGAAGAGCTTCACCACGTTCAAAGACTTGGTGATGCAGAAGGTGACGACGTTCCGCTGGGTGCCGCGTGCTGACGCGCTGGAGACATGCCGCAAGGTGCTGCAGCCTTCAATCCGGTTCTCGCTGGACGAGTGCAAGGACTTGCCTGACACCAACTTCGTGGGCCGCAAGACCGAGCTGACCAAGCAGCAGGAGAAGGCGTTCAAGGACATGAAGGACAAGGCCGTGACGATCTTCGCTGGTGGCGAAGTGACTGCGCCCAACGCAGCTGTGGTGCTGGCCAAGCTGCTGCAAATCTGCTGCGGTTCGGTCATCAGCGAGACCGGTGTGATTGACATGGATGACTCAGAGAGGTACAATACACTCACTGAATTACTCACGGAGATCGGCGACAAAGCAATCATCTTCATGCCGTTCAAAGCGTCACAACAGCGCTTGTTGAGCAGGCTCATCACAGATGGTTTCGATGCTGCGATGGTCAACGGGGACACAAGCAAGAAGGAACGTGATCAGATATTCAACGACTTTCAGCACACGGATAAGCCGCAGATTTTGCTGGCCCACCCCAAGGTTGCTGCACACGGTTTGACACTGACACGTGCGAAGGACATCATTTGGTTTGCGCCTATTTATTCACTTGAGCAATACGAGCAGGCCAATGCGAGGATTCGCCGGTTGACGACAACTGGCAAAACGACTGTGTGGCACATCTGGGCCACCGGCTTTGAAGCAGAGTTATACCGCCGACTCCGCGCAAAGAAAAACACACTGGCGGAGTTTTTGAATTTGGTGCAAGGCATCAACAGTGACGAGTAAGAAACGAGGTAACTGAATGAACTACGACATTGCCGCAGAGCGGTATCTGCAGGTTCGCAACGAGATTGACGCTCTCGAACGCGAGCACAAGACGATCAAGGGCAAGCTCACAGAAAAGCTGGTGGCCCTTGAAAACTGGATGACAGCGAAAGCACAGGAAGACGGACTGGAGACAGTCAAGACTCCGCACGGTACGGCCTACTGGTCTACCCATCACACCGCAACAGTTGGTTCTCGTGAAGAGTTCTTCAGCTTTTGCAAAGAGCACGATGCTTGGGACATGGTTGAGAGCCGAGCATCAAAGACGGGGGTCAAGAGTTACATCGAGGCCAACGGCGCACCTCCACCCGGGGTAAATTTCTCATCGACAAAAGTGTTCAACATGCGCAAAGCGCAATCCAAGGAGTAACTAAATGAGCAACATGATCGCAAACGTCCCAGCGCACATCGCAGCGCGTATCGCAGCCCGCCAACAGGCTGGCACCAAGTCTTCCGTGGCATCTGCCATCGTCTCTGATGGCGTGAGCATTCCGCGTATCAGCATCCGTGCTGGCCGCTATCGCCTGAACGAAGAAGGCGTTGAGACCACCGTGGGCGTGACGCTGGACACCATCATCGTGGGTGCCAACCCCCGCGTCTCCAAAGTGTTCTACGCCAAAGCCTTCGACGCATCTGCTGAGAATGTCCGCCCTGACTGCTGGTCCAACGATGGCCTGAAGGCTGACGCAAGCATTGACGCTCCTGTGCACGCCAGCTGCGCTGACTGCCCCAACAACGTGCTGGGCTCCAAGATTCTGCCCTCGGGTGCCAAGTCCAAGATGTGCGCTGACCAGCGTCACCTCGCCGTTGTGGCCGCTGCTGACCCCACCAAGGTCTACAGCCTCACGGTTCCTGTCAGCGGCATGAAAGCTCTGCGCGAATACTTCAAGGAACTGGGCAACTACGGCATCGGACCTGAAGAAGTCGTGACTGAGCTGGGCTTCGACGACGCAGCCAGCTTCCCCAAGATCACCTTCAAGCAGAAGGGCTATGTGCCAGAGAAGGCCATTGAGCGTGTGGACAACCTGTTGACAAGTGACCCTGTTAAAGTGGCTACTCGTCAGATGGCTCCTACTGCTGCAGGCCCAGCACTGGCTGCCCCCAAGGCTCAGACTGCGATCGCCGCTCCTGCTGTGGATGATGCCTACGAGGAAGATGCTGCCGCTGCTCCAGCACCTGTGGTTGCTGCTACGCCAAAGGCCAAGCCTTCGGTTGCCCCAGTAAAAGCGTCGGATGAATTGGCTGCTAAACTCGACAGCCTGTTCGACGAGTAATAGAATCCTCGAAAAACAAACCCCCCGGCTGAGGCCGGGGTTTTTCATCTAGGGGCATGTCTTGGACACCAAACACTTTCTTACTCGCGTATTTGCCCAGCTCGACGAACTCGTTATCAGCGTCCACAAGCCAGACCCAAGCGGCAAAGTTGCCCGTGGTTTTTTCTGGAACAGGGGCTCGTTTACGGACATCGACGCGGCTGTAGCAGCTATCTCTCAGTGGGACTCAGAGCCCAACACCACGGTCTACTTCGGCGTGGGTGCATTTGCAGGCCACGGCTATGACGATGACGGCAAGCAGAAGTGGTACCGCAAACAAGAACACGCAACATGGTTCAAGGCATTGGCCCTTGACCTCGACATCGGCCCAGACAAACCGTATGCCACTCAGAAAGAGGGCTGGACTGTGATGAAGGAGGCACTGACGAAGATCGGTATGCCGCCACCCATGATTATCTCGTCCGGTAACGGCATCCACCTGTACTGGCCACTCACTGCACCAATCAGCAAAGCGCATTGGGTCAAAGCATCCACAGCGCTGCGCGTTGCGCTAGAAGAGCACGGAGTTGAAATTGACACCTCGAAGATTCACGACCCATCCATGGTGCTTCGCCCCGTTGGTACGCACCACAAGAAGCAGCAGCCATGGAAGGACGTCAGGTGTGTTGCGGACAGCGCAGACTTCGATGCAGTTGCGCTCTTCGGTACGCTCAAGCCGTGGTTCGGCAAGAGTGCCAAACTATCATCCACTGCGCTCACGCCACGTGCAGGCAAGCCCAAGTCATCCATCCTCGACGCAGTACTCAACACCAATGATGTCGTCCTCGATGCCGTGGCATCTCGTTGTAACCAAGTGGGAGCTCTTGTTTCTTCTGGTGGTGTGCTTGATGCCGCTGGTCGACCTGTAGAAGAGCCGCTGTGGCGTGCGTCACTGGGCCTTGCCAAGCACTGCACGGACCCAAAGGAAGCCATCGTAAAGTTGGCTGGGCTACACAAAGACTTTGACCTCGACACCAACCTCGACAAGATCAACGGTTGGAAAGGTACAGGGCCAACAACCTGCGCGAAGTTCGAGCAGCTGTGCTCCAAGGGCTGTGAGGGATGCCCGAGTCGTGGAAAGATCACAAGCCCAGCGCAGTTGTCTGTGGTGACTGAAGTGGCCGTAGAGACTGAGGCTGGCGAAGAGATCGTGCTTACGCTGCCCAAGGGCTACGTGGTGCAGAACGGGCAGATTTACCGCGAGGTCAAGACAGAGGTCACGACGACCGATGCCAACGGCAACACCGTGGCGCAAGACGTGGTTGAGTTCGACCACGTGAGCCAGTATGAAATGCACATCACGGGCGTGTACAACGACGACGAGAGCGGCAAGTCAGCGTTCAAGCTGATGGTCAAGTACCCGATGACTGGCTGGAAAGAAAAGCCGCATGACATGTCGGTGCTGGCTTCAGTAGGCAAAGACTTCAGCGCGTTCTTGCTCAACCGCCAGATTTACGTCAAGAACATTGGCCAACAAGAAAAAGTACGGGGATTTTTAATGGATTACTTAACGATGGTGCAGCAGCAGACACCAACTGGGCAGGACTACGTGAGCTTCGGCTGGCAAGATGATGGCTCATTCATGTGTGGCCCGACACTGCTTGGCGCACAGCACGACAACATCGACACGCGCTTGCGTGGCCCAGCGAAGGCATTCGAGAATTTGATCGGCCCACACGGCTCTCGCGACGAGTGGATTCGCGGCATGGACATGCTCAACCGTCCGGGTTCAGAGACGATACGCTCCGCTGTGCTGCTGGCATTGACTGGCATCCTCGGGCCTGTGGCTGGTAACGGCACCGTCGTGGTGTCCATCTACTCAACAGAGACGACTACGGGCAAGACCCTGTCACTGATTGCCGCCAACAGCCTCATCGGCACGCCCAAGCAACTGTTCCTGAGCCAGAAGGACACGGCCAACGCCCTGTACAAGCAGCGCGGTGTGCTCAACAGCTTGCCATGTTGCATCGACGAGATGACTGCAGCTGACGACAAAGACATTGCTGACATGACGTATCAGCTGAGCATGGGCCGTGAGAAGGTGTCCATGACCAAAGATCGCGATTTACGAGACCCTGCGTCGTGGGATGGCCCCACACTGATGACAACCAACATCTCGCTGTGGCAGAAGTTCGAGGGTGCACAGGCTGGCAACGAGCCGCTCAAAGCCCGCTGCTTGGAGTTGCCACAACATGACCGCACGTTCATCGAGACCCGTGAAGACGGCAAGAGCGATGGCTATGAGTTCTTCGACATCATGGCCAAGAACAACGGCTGGGCTTTCCCAGAGCTGGTGCAGGTGGTGATCGACAAGGGCGGTCCAGAGGCTGTGTGGAAGTGGGCCGAGGCATCGTTCATGAAGACGTTCAACTTTGTGTTCGAGCCGCAGGAGCGCTTCTATCGTACGGCCATCATCTCTGCATGGGGTATGGGACGGATTGGCCAAGCCTTGGGCCTGTTCCCGTTCGATGTGCAGGGCACCATTGACCACCTGATCTCGCACATCAAGAAGACACGCCAGTTCACCATTGATCACAAGACCGATGTGTTCGACATCGTGGGCCAGTTCCTTGCAGAGCACAACGACCAGCTGGTCGAGTGCAAAGAGAAGTATGGATCAGGTGTTGAGCAGGTCACACTGCCAGCACCAGAACGCGCCGTGGCGCGGGTCAAGATCGTCTACGACGACAAGAACCCCATCATGCCGGGGAGCCAAGTGGCGATCAACGCTGAGAAGCTGCGCTCATGGCTCAAGATCAAGCGTGATGGCTTGGACCGCATCGAGCGGGAGTTGGAGAACGAGAACGCATTGCTGCGCCGCCGTGACCGCGTCACGATGTTCAAGGGCTGCCCCAAGCACGCCCCGGGCCAGATGCAGTGCATGATCGTGAACCTGAACCACCCACGGTTCGTGGACAGCCTGACGGGCACCACAGCCCGCGCACAGAG